TTCGCCTGAGTAAGACTACGCGGCGTCCCGAGTACGTCGTCGACAATGGCAAAGAGATCGTGGCCTATGAGGACATGATCCATATCACCGAGTTGCAGATGCCGGGCGAGTTGCGTGGCCGGTCCCGGATCGATCTTGTGAAGGAGACGCTGGGGCTGGCTAAGGCTCTCGACGCGTTCGCCCAATTGTTCTTCGGGCAGGGCTCGACGGTAGGCGGCCTGATCGAGTACCCCGGCAACCTGACTCGGGAACAGGCTAAGGACCTAGCCGACAGTTTCGAGGCGCAGCATCGCAGCGTGCGGCGTGCTCATCGCCCTGGCGTCCTGTTTGGTGGGGCGAAGTTTACGAAGACGAGTGTGCAGCCGAATGAGGCGCAGATGCTCGAGTCGCGCCAGTTCGCCGTGGAGGAGATCGCGCGCACGTTCCGCTGTCCGCCTTCGATGATTGGCGTTACCACTCCGGGCGCAATGAGTTACGCAAGCGTTGAGCAGAATGGCATCCAGTTCGTGACGCATACGCTCCGCCCGTACATCGTCAAGATCGAAGACTCGTATTCGCGCCTCCTGCCCGGCGTCGCATTCCTATCCTTCAACGTGAACGGCCTGCTCCGCGGCGACACGGCTAGCCGATATGCCGCCTACTCGACAGGCTTGCAGGCTGGATTCTTTAGCGTGAATGATGTGCGTCGTATCGAGGACTTCCCGCCGGTAGACGGCGGCGACGTGAACCGCGTGCCCCTTGCGAATGTCGATCTCGCCGCGGCGAACCTGACCGAGCTGGACAAGAAGAGCGTGATCGCGCAGCGCATGATCCAGTCCGGCTTCGATCCGGCCGCTGTCCTCGAGTCGCTCGGCTTGCCGGCCGTGCCGCATACGGGCCTGCCGAGTGTGCAGCTGCAGGCTATCGCGCAGGTCGATCCCGAAGATCCGAAGGCGGCTTACGAGGTCGACGCGTGACGATCGCCACGAATCGCATTACGCTGAATCAGACTCGGCAACAGATCGTGTCTGCGCGGAATCAGTCGCAGCGGGTTTGCATTCATAATGATGCTGGTGGTCGCGTCTATCTTGGTAACGAATCCGTGACTGTCGATAATGGCATTCATCTTGACGCGAATGATGAGCGCAACATTACACTCAATCCGAACGAGTCTCTGTGGGGAATCTCGAGCGCGTCAAGAGAAGTTAGTTTCATGATTCAGATCATGGAGTAAGGATGCCTTATTTCATCACAGATACGCAGCCTGATTGCTCCGGGTGGGCGACCGTCAAGGAGGAGACTGATGGGTCGCTGACGACGATTGGTTGTCACGAGTCGAAGGATGCTGCTATCGCGCAGATGGTCGCCGTGTCTCTGGCTGAGGGACTCGAGCCGGGTGGCGAGCGTAACCTTGATGGCGCGCCGGCGATCATCGTCGACATTGACGGGACGCTGATCTCGTTCGAGGGCGATCCGATCCGTAGCGTCGTCGACTTCGTGGACGAGTATGAGGGGACTGTCTTGATCGTGACGGCTCGTGTCGAGACTGATCGGGCGGCGACGATTGCCGAACTCGAAGCGGCCGATGTTGATTGGGACGAGCTCTATATGAAGCCGACGGCGGATGCTGATTCGCTGATGTTCAAGTCTGAGACGGTGAAGGATCTCCTCGACGTGTGGAATCTCGAGCTAGCCATTGAGAATGATGCCGATGTGCGTGCTGAGTATGCGCGCCTCGGAATCACGGCCGTCGTGCCGAGTGCTGTGCTCGAGACTGGTGTGCGCGCGTTGCCAGATAATTATCGGCCCGCGCTAGCGGCGGATGTGCCGGAGGGTCGCGCGTGCGGCAATTGTGTTTTTTATGACGAGTCGAACGTCGAGGGTGACAAGGCGTGGTGCGAGCGGTGGGACGAGTATGTCGACGGCGCGTATTATTGCAACGCGTGGCGTGCTGACGAGGAGGAGCGCGCGCCGGCGCCGCCGGAGGATCAGATTACCGGGTCGGATGAGAATGCGCCGGGTTCGGCTAGTGGTGCTGGTGGGGATGTCGAGCTGAGTGAGGCGACGACGACGGCGCTCCGTAACAAGGCCGCGGAGCATAACGAGGCGATGGATGCGGATGATCGTCCCGCGTATACGCGGACGACGCTGGGCCAGTTGTCGGCGGTGTATCGTCGCGGGTCGGGCGCGTACTCGACGAGTCATCGTCCGGGTGTGTCTCGAGCGGCGTGGTCTATGGCTCGCGTCAACGCGTTCCTATATCTCTTGCGGCGTGGCCGTCCCCAGAATGCTGCGTATGTTTCGGATAATGATCTCCTGCCGGAGGATCATCCGCGGTCGACGCGTGGCGATCGAGCCGTCGACTTGACGCTGCCCGAGTATATCCAGATGGCGGCGATGCGTGGTGTCGAGTATTACGAGGCGGGTCGCGCTGGTGACGGCGTTGTGGATCGTACGATTCGCGAGGCGCGTCTAATGAGTCGTGGCGAAGTGTCGGAGGATAAAGTCATCCGTGTCAGTGCGTGGGCTGCTCGGCACCTGGTCGATCTTGACGCGCCACAGAATAATGATCCTGACGATGATGCGTTCCCCGGCGCTGGCGCCGTCGCGTTCTACTTGTGGGGCATTGACCCGCTCGACCCGTCGCCGGCGATTCGCTGGTTCGATGAGAAGGCCGACCAGATCCGCGAGGAGGAGCGTAGCCTAGACGCGGCCGCGGGTGGTGCTACCCTTTCTACTATGGATAACGGAGTCGAGACGCGCCGCATTACTGTCAACGAGTTCGAGTTGCGCGATGCAGCCGAGGGTAATGGCATGACGTTTGTCGGGTATGGCGCTGTCTTCAATTCGGATAGTGAGCCGCTGCCGTTTACGGAGCGGATCGCTCCTGGCGCGTTCTCCCGTTCGCTGCGTTCGCGTAACGAAATCAAGATGTTCGTGAACCACGACACTACGCAGGTCCTCGCGTCGAAGCGTGCCGGAACCCTGCGCCTGTCCGAGGACACGCACGGCCTCCGCGTTGAGGCTGACCTGCCGGATACGACCGCTGGTCGCGACATGGCATTCCTAATCAAGCGTGGCGACGTCGCCGACATGTCGTTCGGCTTCAGCGTTCCGCGTGGTGGCGATTCGTGGAGTGATGATGGTGCTACGCGCGAACTGCGCGAGGTCCGTCTCCACGAGGTGTCAATCGTAACCGGATTTCCAGCCTACACCTCGACGACTGCTTCGGTGCGTAGCCTGGACGGACTCGTCGAGGCTACCGGCCTCGAGGCTGACAAGTTGAACGCGGCGATCACGGCACTAGAGAATGGTGACGAACTCGACGAGGCGCACGCCAGTATCCTCGACGCGGCCATTGGCCGGCTGAAGATGCAGCGCGATGATGTGGCGGCTTCGTTGTCGCTGAAGCAAAAGCAGCTCGACGTGCTTCTCGCCCGCGTCTCGTAACCCGGATTATCTGCGTTATTCTATGAGGGTCTAGCGCGGAGCCGCGCTGGCACTTTCGGATTCGCGGAGCCGCGGCCGGTGGCACTATCAACTCGATACCCTTGAAAGGGGTGGACAATGTCTGATTACATCAATCGACAGCACGAGCTCCGCCAGGCCGCATGGCATGAGGCGAAGCATCTTCTCGATACGGCTGGCGCGGAGAAGCGCGACCTGACCGCTGAGGAGCAGGAGAAGTACGATCGCATTAGCGCGGATCTTGATACGCGTGGCGCGATCATTGAGCAGCTGAAGGCTGACGAGGAGCGCGCTGCGCGTCTCGACGCTGCTGCTGCTGAGCTCCGCACGGACGAGGCTCCGGCCGGCGACGATACGGATGCTGAGACGATCCGCGCGATGGCGCGTGGCGAGGTTCGCTCGTTCAACTTTGAGAAGCGTGACGTTCTCACGTCAACGAGCGGCAGCCCGGTACCTACGAGCTTCTATGACCAGGTGATTCTCAAGGCTCGCCTCGTCGGTCCCATGCTCGACGTTCCGACCCAGATGAACACGACCAGTGGCGAGACGATTCAGGTCCCGAGCCTGTCCGCGTACTCCTCGTCCGCTACCGTCACGGCGCAGGGCGCGAACTTCAGCGAGTCCGACCCGACGTTCAACTCGTTCGTCAACCTCGGCGCGTTCAAGTACGGCTTCCTGATTCAGGTCAGCCGCGAGATGATCGAGGACTCTGGTGTCGATCTCCTCGGCTTCCTCGCCGATCAGGTCGGCAATGGTCTGGGCTACAACGTCCAGAACGCTCTGACCGTCGGTACGGGCACGGTTCAGCCGCAGGGCATCGTGACCGCTGC